TTTTTGCTTGGATTTTTGCTTGGATTTTTGCTTGGATTTTTGCTTGGATTTTTGCTTGGATTTTTGCTTGGATTTTTGCTTGGATTTTTGCTTGGATTTTTGCTTGGATTTTTGCTTGGATTTCTTCTTTTCGCTTCTCTTTGTTTTACCCTTAACTTGAGTCACAACTTCGACATCACTTTTCTTGTCCTCCCGTTTCATCTCATATTGTAGATTTAGACGAGCGATCATTCTTGATATATCACAAGCTTGTTGTTTACCGTCTACCCTGACAGTTGCTGTTGGATCAAGACCGTTGTTACCATAGGACAACTGATAAATCTTTCCAAAAGTATCCCTAACACTCCCATCATACTTAATTTGAATATCTTCACATACTTTGATAATTCTCCTCTGAATATATCCCGACTTTGCTGTCCCCATCGCTGTATCACAAATACCTTCCCTGCCAGACATCGCATGGAAAAAGAATTCCTGGGGATTTAGACCTTCAATAAATGAGTGTCTAATAAACCCCCTCGATTCATACTCAACTTCTTTATCCAGCTGACCGAATGGATAATGCGGTAAGGTACGTTGTCCATGGTTAAGCATCGGCACGACACGCTGTCCAAGGAGATTCTGTTGCCCGAGCAATCCCGTAATCTGTGCGATGTTAAAAAAATCACCCTTGCTGCCAGAATGTACAGTGGTCAACAGATTATTATGCTTAGACATCGAGTCCTTGGCAATCCTCATCCCAACATCCTTAGCTTTGCTCAAAGCTGCTGTAATACGAACCTCACGAATGCCAGAATTGTGTGTTGTTGCTTTAATTCCTTCAGCTTCAACATAGCATCTAGATATCTTGTCCTGGATCCGAATAACACTCTCGGAAGAATTAACCAAACAATCCTCCAACCCAATACTAAACCCTCTGGTCAGAAACCAGTTGTTGGTAATAAACTGAACGTTACTAATAAAATCAGCAACAACATCAGCTCCATATTCTTTGTTAATTACCTGAATGAGAGAATTGTGAGATGCCCCCAGAATCGACTTGTCCAGTGCCCCTTCGTAAAGAACACCTCTGTAAATACGCACATAAGGTTCTTCAGGATGAGCATTATTCTTCTTCTCATAGATAAAGTCTCTCGGAAAAAGAAGAGAAAAAAGTCCCCTGCCGTTATATATCTTGACAGGTTTTTTCTTCATCTTCAATACCCGACGAATATCCCGAATCTTTGCAGAATTCCACAAAGGCCTCCCATCAATCGACCCATTCATAGAGATATCCATAAATTGACCCCTCTTGAGATCATCATTCTCCAAAGTCATCAAATATGCCGCTGCCAAAGCATCCTGTACAATAGCAATATTCGGCTTGCTCCCCTGAGCAGAAATAATATTATACTTAGACGCCGACAACATCTCCAGCTCTGCACGAGCTGGAAGAGATTGTGGCACATGAACGTTCATTTCGTCTCCATCGAAGTCAGCGTTGAAGGTTTTTGTTGTGGCAAGGTTCATCTGAAAAGTCTTGAAATTTGTGATGCGAATCTTTTTGGCCAACATGGAACCTTTGTGTAACGTCGGCTGCCTGTTTAGCAACACGATGTCACCATTCCGAAGTTGTCTGTGAACTTCATCTCCAATTTTGAGATGAAATCGCTTCTTCTTCGGATAATATACTTTCGGCAAGATTTTACCTTCTCTCTCCACTCGATCTCCCCTCATAAGAACGACATTTCGGTTCTTAACCACAATACGTCTCTCCGTCTCCCCTTCTCCCCGAATGACTACATCCCCATATAGCAATTCTGTGCCTCTCCTAAACATCGCATACTTCAAGTTGATTCGTTGCTCTTCGCCATCCGCATTCTTTGTGATCACGAAATTTGCCTTGTCATCATTGACAAGATTTGTCAAGAATCTCTTGTTGAAATTCGTAACTCTTTCCGGTATAGTAAGCTCTTGCGCTATTTCTCTAGGCATTCCCATCCAACCAAAACGAAGAGTCGGATCCCCCGTAATGACAGTACGAGCAGATTGTTCAACACGCTTTCCCATCAAATTATTCCTAATCTGACCATCCTTTCCAGTTAATCTCTCCTTCAACCCCTTAATGGGGCGACCATTCGTGGGATGTTTAGCTTTCCCTTGAGAATTGTTATAAAACGTCATTATCCTAAACTTCAGAGATTGCAAAGCTTTCTGACGCTTGGTCTCCCATTTCTCATCCTGGGCTTTGCCATCTTTAATCTCAAGCTGGTTGTTAGCCTTAATAATCTCCAAGAGTTGATTCGTCAGATCATCATCGCAAATGTTACCATCTGCAAGAACGAATGGTCGAGCGCAAGGAGGAATGACTGGAAAGACAGAAAGAATGAGATTTCTCGGATGAATTCGACTCGGATCAAATCCACAAAGCGCTATATCCTCGTCTTGTATCGCATCAAAAGCTTTCTTAATCTCTTCTACTGACAATGCTATACTAATTTTCCTGTCTTTTTTAGCTAATCTTTTTATCGTCTTCTTCCCTCCCCTCTTCTCAGTCTTCTTCTCAGTCTTCTTCTCAGTCTTCTTCTCAGTCTTCTTCTCAGTCTTCTCGATAGCTACTTTTTCTTTGAATACCATTGCGATTGTGTTGTCCGAAGCAGAATAAGAGAATTTTGGTTGTGGGTGATTACAGCCATCATGACAACATATATCAACTTTCTCCAGTTTTTCCAAAAGCTTTTTGAAACGTATTTCTCCCTTGTATCTATTCAGCCCACATAGAGCCACCTGATCTTGGAAGATCAGGAGTCTATTGCACTGAATACAAAAACACCTGAGAAAGGCGACTACCTGTTTGTAAAAAAGGGGGTGGATTACATATTCGTTAAATTCGATATGCCCAAAATGTCCAGGACATTCTTTGGGCATAAGAGAGCATGTTGGACATGGGAGATCTTTCTCCATATTTCCACCCATGCGCTCATCATATACTGATCCTGGTCCCGAAAGTTTGGTATTGCTGATCCTACACACAGACATGTCCACAATTTCTTTCGGGGATAATATTCCAAAGATAATCGAATCGATTTCTTTAATGTCGTTCATCAAGTCTCGTTAATTTATAAATTTTCATTTATAAATTTCATTTTTATACTCCAGGTCATTTACATCGGGGGTAAATGTTGTCCTTCCTCACCATAATCAACCAAATCATTCTCGTCAAGAATGATAGCCTCTCCATCAGCAATATCATCATTCAGAGTCCTGATTCGGTATCCTCTCCACTTCTTACCCCTCTCGGGTTCATCCCATACCCTACAAAAATATTCTTCAACCTCATTTTTAATCGGAAGATTGTGATTTGGTAAACTATCACGAAACCATACCTTAAAATGGGTATACAATTCGACAAGTGACAATACTCTTTCCTTCTCTTCCACAACACATTCTTCAATAAACTGCCTGTAAATATCATTCTGTTTGCGATAGACAGCAGTTGCCATACGCACTTTCTCGGGCTCAACACGGTCCTTTATTTCTTGACGATGTTTAAGCAAAATCCAAGCAAACGCCTGAAGCATCCCTGGGATTTTTCGACCGAAATTGGGATCCTTTGGAAATCTTTTTTGTCTCAGTTGTTCAGCATAATCTTCTGGTGCCGGATCTTCAGGCCCACAAAAAGTTGCTTCATACGGAATAACCCTAATACGATTCCAGACAGCCTTATCACTGTATTTTAACTTAGGTAACTTATTGCAAATAAAAATTAGCTTAAACATCGGAGTGATTTCTCGGCCTTCTTTTCCTTTTTCGAATAAATCACGGGCATAATATGAATCATTACCCGACAAATTCTTCAGAATACCAATGTTGATCATCTCATCGCTGTTAGGTTCTTCTAGAGTTGCTAAACGAACTCCACCACCCGCGCGAGCAAGTTCGGGGTTTGCAGAACCTGACTGAACTTTTTTTCCAGTAATGACTGTCGTATTAAATTTAATTGCCAGTTTACCCAGCATTTTTTCAAAAAGAGACTGCGTAACAGACTTAGCATTGTCACCATCACCTGTCCAAAAGTATACGTGTTTCTGATGGTTTCCTCCAAGAAAAATATCTGATGAAACGTCCAAAAAGTATCTCCTGACGGACATGTCTGGAAATACTTTTTCTAAATAATCGTATACATCGTGAACACTTTCGTCATCTTCGTCCATAGTTGGATCATAATCTATCGCAGCCGTCTTAGAAATAAAATCTTCTGGACGACCTGGTCTAAATATATTAGTCGTTAAATCGTAAACTCCATTTTTGAACGGAAACAGTGTTGGATTAGTATCTAGTTTTTCACGAAATCTTTTGTCGTAAAAAACCTCCATACATTCCTTCATAACATTATTCTTGTAAGGTGCAGATTTCAGATTACCCATCATTTTTTGAACTTGTTTCAATCTTGCATTGTACATCGCTTCCTCTCCTTTATCCGTGCATGCTGCTAATTGAGTAAGTAATTCCTTACCCATCAATGAATATCTATGAACAATTTCTCCAGAAATCTTCTTTCTTAGAAATACACCATCCTCAATTTGCTCCCATTTATGCCTAATAAACTGAAACCAGACTTTACCAGAAATGCTAGCACATACAAATTCATTCCCATATTCTGCATACAAGACCTTAGCAATATCATTATGTGATCCACTCAAAGATTCTTGAATATATCTAGTGGCTTGTTCTCGTTTAAACTCGTTATATCTCTCCGGACTATCGATACTAGCATAATATCTAAGAGTACCTAATGTTAGATCTTTTTTAGTCATTCTTTCCCATTGATATATACAAACTGCTTCGTCATATTCTTCTTCGCATCTTGCTGAGAATTCACACCATAGATCTAGAGCTTCGGGACAGCCGTCTCCAATATTATAGAGAGCCCACCCGACTGTCATCCATTCATTTCTGTCTTCGGCTCTGTAATCCGATAACATTGGTAGAATTTCTCTACAAATTTTAAGCTCTTGATCCACGGACTGATTCTTATATTCTTTTCTGTTTGATTTCTTTCTTTCTTGTATTTTCTCTTTCAACGGGGAAATCAATCCATGTTTAATTTCGCTTGGTTCCCTTCCGTAAGGAACAATACTCAAAATACGAGGTAAATACTCCTTAATTTTACCTCGAATTGATATTCTGCGTTCACGCATATCGTAGATCTGATAATGCTTAAATGCTTTTTCCAGTTTAATTTCTTTCCCTTCAGAATTAAAGACTTTTGATACACGGTAGGGTTCCATGTCACTGTCCTTTCTTGCTCCATATAACAACCATGGAACCTTGCAACAAGCATTGTCGATCATTTTTCCCGAATCGTTAAAACCAATATCTTCGAATGTTTTTAGATCCCTTAACATCTCTTGAACACGTGGTATTAAATGAACCTCTTGATCAATCTTATTCAAAAAACAATATGGAAAATGGAGGTGAAAACCATGTTTTGCATATGAGATCCCATTTTTTGATACACGATACAAAGGTTTTTCTAACAATACACAAGTCAAATGTCTATCCGTACAATCTTCCACTATTTTTCGTAAAACAGACTGATAAACTTCTACGACTTCAGAAACATGTTTTACTGTATGGATTTCATCCCCGAACTCGATATCGTCAGTTTCACGAACCTTAATGTCAATATCTCCTAAAACTGGTAGATAGTGTTGTGGTTTTTCAGCTACCCCGACACATGTGTCGGGGTTCTCATAAATAGCTTTCATATACGCACCCCAAAATTCTTCCAAATCTTGGCGATTAAATTGATATTTGCCTTTGACACGACCCATAGAAACGTGGGTATGAAAAACACCTTTGACTTTATGCTCACGAAGTATCTTTTGAATTTGTGGATCCATTTTGTCTTATTATTTGATTATATAATTATTTTATCATTTTTAAATTTAAGTTTTTCGATTCTAATACCTCAATATTTAACCTATTTTGGGTTAAATATTACTCATACTTATTTACCAAAATATATACCTACAAACTACCATTGTATTTTCCCAAATTACCCTCCTCCGTATACTCAATACCCAAAAAATCCAATAAAGTCGTCACACTCCCTATAATATGCCCAACCTCCACATCATACACCCACTCATGATTATTATGCCTCCTCTTCCCCGAATATCTCTGCAATATCGACGCCTCCAATAATCTACACTCAGAAATCCCACTATATATCAACATCTCTACCCTGATACTCGGTGAAGTACTCCTATGCTGTGCCAACCTAACATTCACATCAACACCCTCAAACCCGGGTTTATACTTCACACACTTACTCTCCGTATCACTTATAATATAAAATACCGACCCTTTCTTAAACTTATAATATTGCCTCCTCTCCAACAGATTATTATGCTTCCTCTCTAGACAACTATACTCCTTCTGTATCCTCAACAACTCCTCGGTGTTTTTCTCATGTCTCAACACCACACTACCAGTCAACGCTATTTCCCTCACCCATCCAGATACTTGCAATGCAAACACTGGCGAAATCCACTGGGCCAATTGTATAGCTAAATCAGGATGAATCCAAGATCCACCATAACGACCCTTTGTTGAGTCTATTAATCTAAAAGTCGGGATCCCGACTTTTAAAAATAAAGCATTTACCAATTCTTTTGTGGATTCTAATGAATTCCAGTGTTTAAACCTCTTCCCACCTGCTTTACATAGTTTAGTTGCATTAATGTAACCATCTTCTCTGCATTGGATGACTATACCGTTGAGTTCAAGCTCTGGGGGTTTTTGTTCGGTCAATGTAGGGTTTTCCTTCTCTTTTCTTTCTCTCAATGTTTTATTGATAATCTCAACCATTTTTGCCTTGGTATTTCCTTTTTTCTTTGTTTTGAATAGGGTTATGCCCAGATATTCCGCTATTGCATTAATACAAAAGGTATTATGTGCATGCATATCCTCTTCTGTTAGTTCATTCAGACCTTCCATAAATGTGGGTAGGTTTTCCTTGAATAAGTGATTTTTCTCATCAACACTCATTCGCGGGTTATCTTTACATGTACCGCAATAAGAGAATTCTTCTTGAAGACTAAAACCACAATTCCCTAAGCATTTATAAGGATCCTGGAGTTTTCTAAAATATTCTATAAGCTTAAATACAACATCTCCTTTCTTGTCAGTAGATTTACGAGTCAGTCCATAATGTTTTAATATGGCAAATATTTCGTTTACTGGTAGTCTTTGTATAAATTGTCTCAGGGTCTTTTCATTGTTCTTATAATCTTCTATCTTTTTAATATCCTCATGTATGCTTTTTTGTATTCTTTCCTTATTCTGTTTTACACGGCATTTCTTACACGTATTTCTATTACTATCAAAATAACACATATTTTTGGTTATCTTACACACGACACATTCCAATTTCTTGTCTGTTGTCTGTTTTTGTGTATATTCTTCTAAAATATTAGGATTTTCCCTAAACTGGTCTTTAGTTATTCTCTCAGACTTGACATATTTTCGGACCAGAGCAAGAGTCCGGCTGCATTCTTTACACATATTTCTACCGGCTTGTTTGGCGTAGAAACTTTCTGTTGGCTGATATTTCTGGCATAGGAAATTGCACCACCTTTTCCCCTCTGGACTTCCAGAGTTTAATACGAGCTGTTCTGAGCGAGATACATAAGTTTTCAGAAATTGTCGGTACATTTTGGTTGTTTTTGTGGCATTTAGATTTGAAAATCAATTATAATTTTTGATCTACCTGATTTTCGACCCCTTACTTATCAACTTAATTACCTTATTACAGAAATCACTTTCTCTACCGTTGGCATACTTCGTAATGGCCATAGCAGCCTCCATAAAATTATATTCATCTAGTTCTTTTTCCGTAAATTCCTTAGACAATTTTTCATAGTGTTCTTGACATAAATCAAAACTTCTATCCTTTAATAACACACACAATTTCATCATCATCTTTCGGAAACCCGGGTCTTCTATTACATTTCCATTATTATCTTTATACTTCAACTTATTTCTATTTACATCAACACATACTATCTTGTTTTTAAAGGGAAACTCTAAAGCAAACTCAGCATACCCTTCAGGGCCTTTAACGTGGTGATCTAAAGTTAACAAAGGTACTGTCTCCTTCATATCTTCCACTCTCAAAGGTTCCATACTCTGTATAAAATTGTTTATTTGGATATTTCGAGTAGTGTTCACGGGTCTCTTTACAGCTGTTAAGGAAAGATTATCGTAACGTTCTTTTAGATCTTTCCTGTCTGCTTTTACCAGTTCCAATTCTTTTTTCACTAGCATGAGTTCTTCTTTCAGTTTTTTAATTTTTTCGTTGGCGCGCGCCAACATACCATTTTTCTTACATGTCTTTGAATGCCTGTTCAATTCATATTTTCCAGAATACATTCTATTACAACCGTAACACTTATACTCATCATTTTGTTCATATATTCCACGCAATTTTAAACAATATTTTGCTCGTTTTTGGTGGTGGTTTAGGTTAGTCTTTGAAGAGAATGTATTTTTACAAAATTTGCACTCCATTTTTTTATCTGTTACTATTTAATCTTTAAATAAGTAGTTCGCAAAACCGCGAACCAATTCATGCGAAATTCCGCGAAATTTTGCAAAATTTCGCGGACTAAATTAAACTGAAATGCCTTAAAAATAATTTGTTTGGTTGCATCAACAAACATTGTGTTGTGACGATATGTATAATACAAAGAATCGGATTTCCGGAAAAAACTGTTTTTTCCGGAAATTTTCGTACAAAATAATCCTCCAAAATAATTTCAAAATATAAAATAATTCTGTAGAATTTAGAATTATTTTTGATCTTATCATCCGACTTTTACAACAAAATAATTCGTAAAAAACGCGATATTTAATTCTGGGCTGGTTTCAGTATCGATATTCTTAAGGTAATCTTTTATTACCTTCTGAAACTCTTCATCATCCAAATAGTCTTCATCGATCCTATTTTTTTCGGCATATTTCCGAAATTTTTTTCGAAGGCCTTTCAGAGATCTAGAAGCGATATTATGGGTCTCATCTCCATCCCTATTAGCTCTAGTCGTGATTTGTAAGATATGGATCTTCATTTATCTTTCTATTAATCTAAAATATTAGATTCAAATAATTTTGTTACGAATAAACGACTTTCATTACAAATATGCAAGCTCTAGGCAAAGTCTATATCAGCCAGGAAAATCACTGTTTATTCTTATGACAGGTGTTATTAGCGATTCGATGAACTCTTCAGGTGTAGATCTGTAACTCCTTGACTTCCCGTAGGACCCGTAGATCCAATTAATGATGTACCGCCACCCCACAGACCTCCATTTTTAGGACCAAATATTTCTTCAGAAGCAGTGTCAATATAAAAATCTCCATCAACGCCGTCTAACGGAGATGGTGGTCCCACCCCATTTAAAATAGTATTTCCATTCATTCCAGTCCCAGATGTGCCGGTAGCGGTACCGGAAGTCCATTGGGATCCATCCCAAACTAATATATTTCCTGATGTTAAGCCGTTCCAAAGTTGTGGGCTAATTGAAGTACCTTGTAATTCCGGCGCGTCTTGGTTTATAAAACCTTTATCGTATGAGCTAGATTGCGAATTTTGAAAAACACGAAAAGACATTTATTATAGATAATATTAATACTGATGGTAATGAAACGAGACAAACAGTATTATAATGATTTATATCGTCCTATAACGTCCTATAACGTCCTATAGCGTTTTATAGCGTTTTATGTATAAAGTGTAATACCTTCCACGATTGACATTGACAAAGAGTGTCTGCTAGATCATCACGTTTTTTCTTTGTTTTCAGATTATTTAAAATATGCTCTTCACCCCTGTATCCTAAAATTTCGGTTGCTTTGGCAACACACCATTTCTTCCTAGCAGGTTTATCTATAGTTTTCCATCTAGTTTTTCCGTTCTTATATCGTTTACCCTTAATTTTTTGCGCCCCCAATACAGTAGTTTTGTAATATGCTGGAAATTCAAGAACTTGTTTAAACCTACCATAGCAGATATTAAAATAGCTGTAGCAATGTTGGCCTATTTTGAGAGCCATTGTATTATATTTACCCCTAAATGCCATCTGCATCTCCACAATGAAATAACTACACTTATCCCAATAGTTTGAATACTTATCAAGTAGATTTGTTAGATTATGGAAGACTTCTGGGTCAAGGTATTTACTCTTAACACAATTTTTAGTTAAGTCAGAATTCGTGTGTAAAATGGTTTTTCCGTGCATACATACCTGATCGAGTAAATTTTGCATGTCTGGTGTTGGAGTGCCATCTGGATAATATCTTTGATTTTCAGGGATAGGTTTAATATCAGCTAAATCCCGAGGATCTATTTCTTCTATGTACCAGCAAAAATTTACTTTCCCTATATCAAATGATCCAATCCATATAGTGCCAGGAGTTTTTTCAGGAGCGTTTTCTTTATCTTGTTTACTCATTTATAAACAAGATCATTTGTACTTAAATTAGTTCTTAACTTTTTCTAAAGAGGAAAGAAATGAATCTATTTCTTGTAAAACTGTATCTAAATCGCATCCAATTTTAAGATCATCTATATATGTATTTTTTAAGTTTACAATTCCTTTTTTAGATTCTTGGAGATCTGTTATGATATTTTTACACAGCAAATGGTCGGTGTCAGATTTCCTACATCGTGATATTATTTGGAGGGTCGCTCTTATAGTATTTGTAATAAAATTTAGTGTGTTTGTTCTGTTACAATGATAGTATAAAGTTCGTGATAAGCGTGTTATTATACCTTCGGGTTGAACAAACATGTATTTAACATTTATTTTTTCTCCTTTCTGAATTTTGCTGATGAATTTTAAACGGCTAATCACTTCGTTGTCAGATTCCATGTTAATATTTATATTAACTCAAAATATCTTTAAATGTAGAGTAAGAGTTATAAATAGATTGTTAATTATGTTTGTTATTAACAAATAATGGATAAAATAACCAATAAACAAGAAAAAATATTTCTAATAGTTCTGGTTTCTAGTGCTATTGTTTTGATTTTTTCCATATTATACCTGTCGACCAAATGCCCACCTCAGAATGAGATAGATAACAGACCCTTGGTGGTATATAAAATAGGGTAATGATTTAGCTAATTCGTTTCATAATAAAATAAGTAGCAAAACGATCATTACTATCCCCAAATTCGGATATATGGAAAATAATATCGAATGGTATGAATTCAGTTAGATTTTGATATAGTTGAACTTTAGTTATGCGTTCTTTTAATAATATTTCATATTCAATGAAGCCTTTAATTTCTAGTAATTTTTTCATGTGTAGCTGTGAAGCAATAGATTCATGCATGGTCATGTATGGATTGTATCGATTCCATTCTATCTCATCAGTAACCATTTCAAGTTTTTTCTGCAAAATTTCGTATTTGGTATACATTATTTGAAGTATAAATTTTTAATACTATATATCATAATAAATGATTCGTTTCGGATGTGTTAATATGATGATGGATTCAAAATACAGCAGAGATGTTAAGATCAACGAAACGACAGAACTTCACACAATTTTTCTAAGGATTTTAGTGTTAACAAGGAGTTTATTGCATATGTAGTGATGCAACAGGTTTAATCTTATATACGGTTATATAAGATTAAGATTAAGATTAAGATTAAGATATTTCTGAAGCAATATCTAAGCAGTGATGAAATCATAAGGCATATTAGCACCAAACATTTTCTTATATATGTTTGGTGCTGCATCCCAGTTGTCGATCACTTTCATTTCGATCAGTTTATTCTTAAGTACTCTTACCATTCTGGGACTCTGATTAACAAACCACATGTTGTCACTGATAAGTTCAAACATTTTCTCGCACAATTGTTCCTTATCTTTGCGATCAGGAACAATATCTATGAGAAATAAAAGATCAGTAATCGTACATATCAAAAAACTTCCAGTCATTTGTTTAGCAATTTTGACATTGCCTCTTGTTTGATGTGTTTTTCGATCAATATTCCCACGGCATTGAGGACACTGAACAGATTTTGCTAATTGAACAGTATCACTGAGAGGGTATGCGGTTTGAGTTCCAACGGTTCGTTTTAAATATTCTGCCCAACATTTGTTATGGGCTCTCAAGGAGCAGGTATTGCATTTTTTTATTCTTGTATTCTTTCGGCAAACGAAGCACTGATCGCTCATTTCTGTAATTTAGAGAAATATTTCATTCTAAATTCATTTTTAATTTGTATTGAAGTTACATGGGGTTATTTTACATAACCCAAATTATAGCTCATTTGCTCCTAAATCTTAATTTAGGAGCAAACAGATCAATAAGTTCCTGATGTACTTGTTTTCTAATTTTTGACCTAAATTTATGTTGATTTAATACGAAATTCTTCTTAAATCTATACCTAGAGTCATCATCTTTGTCAAACATTATATTTAACACAACATCAAATGGATTTGTCATCAATTTAAGGTAGTACATGTGATCTAATCTTAATACAGAACTATGACGAGAAAAATAATCAGAATCTTCAATCTTATCATATTGTTTGGCTTTAGGTCCTCCCTGGCGCGTGATCACGTATTCAAGACGAGTTCCTGGATCAACTCGTTTACCTCTTTTTCTCATCCTTTCTGCTAACTGCATTGGTGCCGGAAGACACTTTGCGTAATAATCCCTCGCATTTGTACAATTCTTAAGCTTAAACTGGTGTGTTCTTTTCTTTAGATCAGTACTTAATAATGTAACGGTATAATCTCCCATCTTACCCTTTTTCTGACCTTTTTCGTTAATGAAAGGCACTACTTGCCCAGAACCATGAGATCCGATAGATTTAGTGACAACAAAATCCGTGTACGGATAGAAATTTCTACATAACTTGTTAATCTCGTCTACAATATAATACAAAATATTTTCACGTGATTCCCCATTAAACACCATCATAATCAGCCTCTCATAACAATTGCGAATAAACTTACAATTATCCCTTCTTGCTAACAATACTCCCTTTTTACCTATTTTATCATCTATTTTCCCGTCTCGTTGGCATTTTCTATACATATACCTTTTCTTCGTCAATATAAAAAACCTCCAATATATCTCTTCCTCAAATTCTAACTTCATGGGAGCCGGATATAGCTTGGTTACTTCTGCTGCAACTTTCAAAGCATAATCCCAATTCTCCTGTGCCGTTTTTAGATGAGGGAAGACCACATATGAAGAGTCCGTGTCCCCATATATCAGTTTTCCCTTAAACTTTTTAACAATGGTATTTGCTGCTAGAACGTTATTTTTACGTCCCATAGCTGTAGTACACATAGCACCTGGCATGAAAGGAAGGTATCCTCTAGTAACACCCATAGCACCGTACATACTGTTTGCTGAAACTTTGTAAGAGAGTTGCCGTTTATTAAGAACTTCTATTAGGGTAGATAGTGCTACTTTTTCTTCTTCTGCAGACATTTGCCCTTCTTTTATGTCCAAATCGTTGATAAGCTCATGGTCTTCTGCAGTTAATTGTTCATGTTGAAGCATCCTCTTAATTACCTTGATTTGTTTTCTAGTATGTGCCCTAGCATCTAACAATCCTTGTAATACTGTAGGCATAACACCCTTGGGTTCTTTCAGAAATCTGTATTTCCTGGGTCCGCACAACACATACTTGGGTTTAGTCTTTCTAACAGTGGTATCGTGACAACATCCCTGGTGCTCCACCCACTCCATTACGTGACACTTACTATCTGGTATTTTTTCATCCGTAACTAGGGTTGAATAATCGATGTTATAAGCGATAATAGTGGTAGGATACAGACTGCTGAAATCAAATGGTAATACTCTGTCGTAGACTCCTGGAATAGGTTCAAACACGTGGGCACCCATGTAATGTTCATTATCTTTTGGTATATATCCATCTTTCTCAACAACAAAGTTATTAAACATACAATACTTATACAGTTGAGAGTATACCTTAATTTGTTGTCCCTGTGTATAGAGTACAAAAATAGGTACATGACAAGTTTTACTCATCTCACACAGTCCAATCCAGGTCTGGAGTTTGTTGAAGAGATGAATGACAAGTTCGCTATCTTTTACACAATAGCGTCCACATATTCCCATTGCTCTCCTTGCTTGACGAGAATACTTTCCGTCTATATTCTTAATACCTATCCTATAGCACTTGAAAATCCCCTTGGGTGACAAATCGTCTTTAGACAGACCTTTCAAAAAATGTTCTGATATGGTCTTAAGTTTGTAATTATCCATCCTGTAATCTCTCTTGACTAAAGGTAGAAGATCAACGTATAGTCTACCTTCAGCATCTAGAAATTGGAAAGTCTGATTTTTATAAGCTGATGAAGACCATTTAATAGTTTTTTCTTTAGCATGACCCGCTATATTGAAACCTTGTTGATCGTATTCAAAGATGCAGTAATTCATCTTGGCACGATCGATCATATACGGAATATCAAAACCGAGGATGTTATAACCGACAATAACGTTTGGATTATACTCCTGGATAAATTCTGTATATCCAAGAAGAAGATCATGTTCTGTCTCGAACATGCGAATTTCAACATCTTCTCCAACAATATTCTCGTCAGGTTCGCCCAAAGTCAAGAGAAACTTGTCCATATTTTCATCACCATGGCGATATAAACAACAAGATATTTGGAAAACCTTATCACCAGGTTTTTCTGCTTTAGGCATGGCAGAAGGATTTGTCGAGTTAACCTCAATATCAAAGCCCATAACCAAGGGAGGTGCAACTGAATGAGATTTATTTGGTGATACTTGTTTCCATCTAACTTTATATTCGCGATCACATAAAGTGATCTGAGAAGATTCCTTGACTCGCGTTCCAACAAAATTGATCCAACCTGCTGGTGAAATATTCCTATAACTAGTAAACTGTAGAATTGGTGATGCATCTTGTTCGTGCATTTTGACCTTAATTCTTCCCACCCCAGGAATGGTTAAGGGCTTTCGTATTTTATACGACATATTTCTGATATCGGAACGATGGGAAAATGACAAGAATAAGTATGGGAAAACCTTTCTCTTTCCGTTATTATTAACATGTGCGTAGTATAGTCTCTTTTTGTATATCAGCCTCTTAACTAAAGGTTTCCTATCCCCTAAAAGAGTATCGAGTTTATTAGCAACTAATTGCGCCTTACCAGCTGTCCACGGAATTTGTTCGGGTAGTTCAAGGTAAACAAATGGCGTGAAATCGTTTATGCGAATACAAACGTTTTGTTGTTTCTCATCTATTCCGTATGCTCTTATAGATGTAACATCTTCTTCGTCTTCATCCATATGCCAACTATACACGAAAAAACTTGATCTTTCCATCTTTATTTTTTTTAAAAATTTTCATTCTTTTAATCATTTTTATTTTGTTTTTCTAAATAAAAATGAGCGAGAAGCACCATACACTTGGAGAAGATATTTATACAGGAACAGCAGAATTCGGAAGAGTCTGGTCAATCATCAGCGCCGTTATGGGAACTGTTTTTTCTATTCTTCTAATAATAGGAGGCATTTATATTATTTACCATAAAAATCATCTCAAAAGCGATCCTAATGGCCGAGTTGACGCTGATCCACCGCCAGAATGTCACACGATTAGATCGGGAGACGACACAACAACTACATGTTCTGCATACGTAAGCTATATTGCAAATGGGAAAGATATGACAAATATCAAAGTAGGTACAGGTTCTACATTATACGATGCAGGACAAACCATAACTATTTATTACGATCCTGCTACCCCTGATAAACCTGAAACTGATCCAGCACCTGATAGTGTAGGTTGGGTTGTCATTGGGGTTGGAATCTTTATGTTAATCGGTGTGTGGGTTTGGGCGTATTTAGCAAACAAATACAAAGCTGCAGCTGCAATGACAGGTGTAGGTCAATTTGCTCACATGCTGAGACGTTAATTAATCTTATTCTTCTGAGCTGCAGCTATTAACCAAGATGATGACTGTATCTTATTTCCCAAACCATCTACTAATTTAATCCCCAACTTCTCGCAAATCTCTCTCTCAGGAATTGTATCATTATTTTGATCTCCACCATTAGTAAAAATATGTGGATGAATTATCTGGAGAGTCTTGCATACAGTGCGATCCTCATCTACTGATAAAATAGCAGTATCAACGCAACTCAAACTTCTGACAATCTTAAGTCTCTCGTCTTGAGGCATAAACGTTGTTCCTTTCTTTAATAATGATTGATGATCATTATTAACAATAACAATCAACTTAGTTCCAAGATCTTTACTCTTTTGAAGGTATTCTACGTGCCCCCAGTGCAAAGGATTCCAATACCCAGACGCGCATACTATAGTTTCTGACATTTATTATTCCTGTATATTATTTTTTAAGTGCCATAAAAATATACATAATAGGATTATGAGAATAAGGATTATAATTTCGGGGATAAAGTATTGATAGTATGTTTTGATACCATTCAGTATATATTTCTTTCTAAAGTCCCTGTCATCGAAATCGTAACCATATGATTTTATTATAAATCCTAAATCGGTATTGGAAGGTCCATGAACAAAATTTGGTTCGTAACCATTAACAATAACACGTCCATCGGTAAGCTGAAAATCTGATTCCCTAGTTATTAAGAAGTTTTTTGGGAGTAGATTTAAGAAGATTTTTTTTTCTACATCAAGTTTTATGTTCTTTCTAAAAAAATCAGTCCCGCATAAGTTTGAAACAAGTTTCTGATCATTCATTTTCGTATTCTCACATACACTACCTCTGCAAATTTGACCCAAAAAAATTTTTATATACTTAACATATCCCATATATAAACCCGAATTCACCCTATATTTTTTATTACCCATTATACATGGCTTAAAACACCTGTCATATAATTTTGCCTGTAAAAAATTCAAAGTATCTATACCAAATAGTATATTCGTATTATACTGCCTAAATTTTTCCTCTAAATCTTTACTGTTTATATATAGCACATCGTACCCGTCCATAAATACAACTATCTCGTCTTCTGGCAATGTCTCTAAAAATTCTAGCATCCATTTAAATTTGGTAATAAGACCATTCCATTTCTTCCCCCACCCCAATACGACTAGCTGTTGTCCGTGTCTTTTGAAACAATCTAACAAAACTCCCAGATAACCCTTCTTATCTGTTGCTACTGTGGTAAATTTCATTTATATTTATATAACATAAATATAAATGGATAAACTCGATCCTAAGTATGAAAATCCTATAGACTTAGTATTAATTAAATTGTCACACATCGTTAAACCCTTTTTCCATAATCTAAACTTTACCGCCAATCATATAACCACTCTATCAGTTATATTCGGCATTGCTGCTATATATCTTCTTTATATTGACAAGGTATTGTTAAGTGTTTTCGCTCTATTTATATGTTATTTTTTCGACTGTCTAGATGGAGTATACGCTAGGACTTACGATGATGTCACAAAGTTTGGAGACTACTACGACCATATATCAGATGCAGCCACTTATATTTTATACATAGCTATGATTATATACAAATGTCAGAATAAAGCACAATTGATACCTTTTCTAATAGTATTATTTATATTCATCATTCTCATGCATGTACAGCTCGGTTGTCAAGAAAAGATATATAATTCTCCCGACAGTCCGACCCTAGCAAGATTTAAGAAAATGTGTCCAGATCCACCAAAAAAGACCATTAAATTTTCTAGATATTTTGGTTGTGGAAGTACAATATTGGCCATCGGCTTAGTTGCTATCATTTCAAAAACTGTCTGTAAAAACACTACTTAAACATGTTCCTCAGGTTCTAAAGTGCATTCTGGTGATGTAAAAGTCAAAAAATGCTCATGCGACCCGTCGTTTGGATCGTCATCTACCCTATAATTGATTCCTATACATGTTAAACAAAACACAAAAATAAGAGCCCCAACATATATTAAAATAGAAAGTGTATTATTATCCATACGTATTTTCTTTATACGTATTTTCTTTATTTAAGTTATTTATTTTTTAGATCTAAACTGATGAAACACAAACAACAGGGGTTTTAACCATGCTAAAAATACAATTATCATCTAAAGGAAATGTACACGATAGCTGTGGTACTTGTGAATAATCCCTAGAGGCTAAAAATAATCTCATTTCTTTTAGAAGCGACCAACACCTAACGGTGTAATGAAATTTTTTCAAAGTAGACAACAATGCTGAAGTCATTGCTCCAGAATATTGATGCGAATTTTCAATATTATAGGCATCTGCACTCGTCTGATCATCTCTACATCCAGACAACATAACTATCTGACCTTTAAGTTGACTGGAATGGTTTTCAATAACATTCTTACTTCCAGCCACGTATCTATACGGAAGATCAAGAATAGTTTCACTATGACACGCATCAATAATAAATAACACCTTAGTTTTTGGGTTAAAATTTCCTAAAATGTGATGAAGCGAATCATCAGTAATTAGTCCCGCCGTGGAGTAGTCTAACGGTACTAAGCATTCATCCTTCCCATCATCCTCATCGGACGAATAATCTGTAATGTAACTCCCATGACCAGAATACGAGATCCAGACTTGTTTAATGTCTTCTTTATAAGTTTGAAAAGCTAAATGATAAAGACCTTGAATAATATTCCTTGATGTAGGTTTTTTCTCAGTATCGTCCGTAAGCATAGATATATTTTTCTCTTCAAAATGGTATTGTTCCATAAGTACCTGCTTCGTATTGACGACATCATTGATACATCCGTTTAGTTCGCTAGATGTGCCTTTGTAATTAATTCCAATTAATAGCGCAATGTTCATTTATCATAAACAACAATTTAAATAATTACACATTTAAATCAAACACGATGTTATCGTTCTTCAAAAATACATTTTCAGATAAACCAGATATCACATATCCTAAGACAAAATATGCAAAAGAACTTGGGGCTATAATAGGAGGTACGTATAACCAATATGGAATTCAATCCCTATATTATGAGGACAGAAAATACAAAACATACAATCGGAAACTCGTAAAGTCTACCATTGATCTAATCGCAACAAGACATAAATTTTGCGACAGAATCGAACGCGCTTTATTCAACCAAGCTGATTATCTCAATGTACAACTATACGCATTTTATACATGTAGCCTGAAAAATCTCGATGAGCCTAAATCTGGACGCTCGATGACTTTTCATATCGACAAAAATAAACTGATACAGACTCCGTTAAGGAAGTTTAAATACATATGTTTAAAGGCTTTTCTCTGGGCATGTTCTTGGATGGTATGGTTAATCCCCTTATACCCCTTATACCCCTTATACCCCCTTACCCCCCTATAGCTTATTTAAAAATGAATTAAATAAGTGATTTTGGAATAGAAATCGAAATGTATTCTTTAGTGCAAAAATTTAAGAAAATGCATATCTCTGAACAAAAATCCGATCCGAATTCTCTTTCTCCTGAAAAACGAAAAAGTATAATGAATCAGGCACGTTCTTTCAAAAAAGGGAAACTACTTGGCTCTGGAACATTTGGCTCAGTATATAAGTTAGTAAATAGTCCAATCGTTGTGAAACAATTCAAAAATCATCAGGGAAATGGCGAAGATGCCTATATCTACAGAGAGGCGGCAACTTTAAGGATTTTAGAGAATTGCCCCTTTAACGGATTCCCACAATTTTTCGGTATTGGATATCACCACACTAAACCCTCTAAATTGGGAATCTACATGGAAGAATGTGACGGAACATTGGACGACCACGAATTTAAATCTGTTGGGGAGGTCAGGAATGCCATGTTCGCGATAATCAGATCCCTAATCTACATGCACAATAGAGGTCTTATTCACAGAGACATTAAAGGTTCTAACATCCTGAGAAAAAACGGTGACAGTATGCTTATCGATTTTTCTGCCACGACTTTCGATATTTTGAATCTTACAGAAACTGGAAACGCATCAACATTCAGTCATTGTAGAAGCAAAACAACAGAAGTATATACAGTAACCCATAGACCAGTTGAATTGTTTCTTGGTAGTAAATACGACTTTTCAGCTGATATATGGGCAGCTGGTGTGTGTTTTTTAAACATATGCTCAAAAAAGCGGTTTTTTCTCGATGCCTCATTTGATTCATCATCAGATTATGGAATAATGTTGAAAATTTTTGAGACATTGGGCACCCCCACAGAAAGATCATGGCCCGGTGTTTCCAACCTAGAGAATTATTCGAATAATTTCCCCAAATGGGAAAACAAAGATGTTGCAGATCAAGCGATTCTCCTGAATAGGTTTACTCCTGGAGTTGATGATAAGAATATGCGCGAACACGGGAAGGATCTCCTACGGAAGATGTTATTCTGCGACCCATCGAAAAGAATAACTCTGAAACAAATAATTAGACACCCCTTCTTTGAGGGATTCACTTTTCCGGAAGAATATATCGAAAGACCCCTAGAAAGATTACGGCTAATGGATACAGTCAGAATCGATGCGAAATATATGCAACAACACGCAGATATTAACGCAAGAATGCGACTAATCCTCGTGGAATGGCTATTAGAGGTCGTCCAAACATTTAGACTCAAAGCTTCAACTTTCTTCACAGGTATTCTATTATTGGACAAGTATCTCCAAAGACCATTCAAACCCGTTTCTAGAAAAATGCTGCAGATCATTGGATGTGCTTGTATGCATCTCTCATCCCTCGTAAATGAAATATATATTGCAGAACTAAGCGACTGGGTGTTTATTTCGGATAATTCTTTTACACAAATGGGGCTAAAATGTTTAGCTGAAGATATATGGGAACATCTGAATCACCATCTTTTTTTCGTTACTGAATGGACTTATGCTGAACATTTTTTGCAACCCTACAGCGATCATAAACACTATCGAAAAATGTTAGATTTTGCTTACTTCATAGCAGCTAAACTATCGCAGCATCTGGAGTCTCGAGAATATTCTTTGCAAAAAATCGGAGAATGTGCAGCAAGTTGTGCATTGGCTAATTATGATGTAAAAGATAATTTACGTATAGTGAGAGGTTTGATCAAAATTGTTTCTGCACCGGATAAACGCAACAAGCTGCTAAGGTATCCTGTTTTTCGAGACGTCAGAAGTATGATAAGTCAGCTCATCGGTCAAGAGAAGAAAGGTGAAAAATCTCGGGAGAAAACTAAAGAATAAATCAAGTATAAATCAAGTATAAATCAAGTATAAATCAAAACATAATCTTTTGATTTAAATAGAAAAATATTTAAATCAAAATAAATGAAAATTGGTGTTATTGGCAACGGTTTCGTAGGAAAAGCAACTAATATATTATCTTGTAGAGGAGTTAATATACTTAGCTATGATTTAGACCCTCTATTATGTCAACCGGTAGGCACTACTCTAGACGATGTTTGCCAAACTGATATCATATTTATATCTGTACCTACACCCATGACTATATCGGGTGAATGTTCATTAAAGTATATTGACTCTGTTGTATTAGAACTATCACAACGTGTAAATTTCAACGAAAAACTTGTTGTAATTAGATCGACAGTCCCACCAGGGACAAGTGACCGCCTAAATTGTTATTTTATGCCAGAATTCTTAACAGAGAAAAACTATCACCACGATTTTGTACATAACGAAAACTGGATTTTTGGTCTCAAAAATAATACCCAAAATAATACCCAAAATAATACCCAAAATAATACCCAAAATAATACCCAAAATAATACCCAAAATAATACCTTTAAAGCAGTAGTAACAGAACTTATCAATACGAGTTTCAGATATGGTAAAATTAAACACAGTACTATACATTTTCTTCTCAATTCCGAGGCAGAGATGGTAAAGATGTTTAGAAATAATTTCTTAGCTCTGAAAGTATCATTCTGCAATGAGATCGAAGAATTCTGTAGAAAAAAAGGGGTCGACTATGATAATGTCAGAGATATTGCCGTTTTAGATTCTAGGATTGGATCCAATCATACAAGAGTTCCTGGTCACGATGGTCGAAGAGGATACGGTGGGACATGTTTCCCAAAGGATTCAAATAGTTTACTATTTGAGATGAATAGGCATGATATGACATCTTATATAGTGAAAGCTATGGTAGAGCGAAACGAAAACGTAGATAGAGTAGACAGAGATTGGGAAAATAATAAAGGTAGAGCTGTTGAATAGGTTAAGTATATGTTAAGTATAGGTTAAGTATAGGTTGATTTTATAACATAGACTTGATCTGATCCGTACTGATTATTTCTGATAGTTCTATCGCATCATTTACAGGAATGAAGAACTCTTTCCCATAGAGATCTATTAAATATCCTTCAGTATTCTGTTGAATAACTCTGCATATTTTTATTTGACTATTATAAAAATAGCCAATCTTATAGCGGTATCCAAAATAATAGAGCATGTTTTCAAACATATATATTAAGTATATATGTTTATTTAAATTGTCTTCTTAATTTATTGAATAAAAATATACTTATGAAAATTAGGAAAATTATGCATATAACACACAATAGTGTTTTTAGATCTCGCTTCTTATTTCCACTAATGATACTATGGTGACTCTCGTGGTAATAATCCAAACGTAATGGATATATTTTTTTACCTAGTATGTGTAAAGTTATACCCCATAAAGGTAAATCTCCCCATCTATTTATGAATATACAGTTACTGTCAACAACAGTTTTTTGAATTTTCTGTATGATTGGTTGTGACGCCCATTTAATATTTATCCACATTACATTTGTGTAAGGAGAGACCCATTTATTCACACTTTTCCCAATAAAAGATGTGAATAATTTTTTCATACCTATTATTAAGTTAGAATTATCCATACCTTGTGTAAAAGGAGAGGCAAAAACCGCGTTTTTCACCGAAATAGCAGGATCTTCCTGATTTGGTTCTAAAAAACAATCTTCATCAATACGTAAAATATTACTATAACTTTGACAATAGCGTAAAAACCCAACAAACCAAAAATAACACATTGTCTTATACCCATAACTATATCTATTAGACGTGAAATTTCTACGACATAACTTATTTCTTGCATATTTAGTTAATAACTTTCCTTGTTGAAACATATGAGCAATAGAAATAAATTTAATGTAATCTGCATTAGAAGTCAGATTGTCTTTAATATACTGTTGGTCATCTATGGTTATATTACCTTCATGAAATATAATATGATCATAATTATGAGCCCAATTTTGTTTAAAAATCGAGAGAGTCCGTTTAATTAACTTTTTATAGCCGCGTCGACCTTTATATCCCTTAGTTAAACATAGTATAGCATTCTCTGGCATTTATAAAATTGAAATATTTTATTTACAAAAAATAAATGGAAATGTCACAAGCAACAACGTCTAAGAAGATTATCAATTCTCCCGTTTCCTATAGGAAACCAACCTCAACAATAAGGTACAAATATATACCTCGTTGCCCCCGTTGTCGAAAGACTGATTGCATCTGTGGATATATTTGCCAATACTGTTCCGAAACTGAAAACGATTGTAATTGTGTTGATAGATGTAGAGAATGTCGCCAATTATATCCATATTGCGATTGTCCAGACTATCTAGAATATCTTGAGGAGAAATATGGGAATGTAGATGTTGATTTATGATTGGGATATTAATATTTTAAATTCATTTATTGTGGTATAATAAATGAATTGGAGCATTTACTGATAATTATAACAATTATAATCATTGTATTTCTCATATTCTACGTATGTTTGAATAATCGATCCATCGATTATTATACAACTGTAAAACATTCTAGATACAATGGATCATACGAAAATGGACGAGAGAAATGTGAACACGTTGATTTTCACCTAAATATACCTAATGTAGAGAATATGGGTATTTATATCAACCCAAAGATGCTTGTTGGGTGATGGGAGGCCTAGGTAATGAAGAAATTTAATTATAAAACTACTCCTCCGTTTTTCTTTACCATTTCTGCGACCAGGTGAGAATACCCCCCTCCCTATGGAAGAAAATATTTAGCATTGCTCATATAGATAAAGTCAACATTTATTTGTATAATATTATGATTATACAAACAAATGTTGACATTCCTAATTCTATTCTTAATAATTCTATGTGTGGGGGTTTTTTTATTCTTAAAAAAACCTCTATGTAATGTAAGAATAAAAAGGCCTCTATGTAATGTAAGAATAAAATATATCCCAAAAATTATACATCAATTAGCACCAAGTAAAAAACGCCTTCATAAAACCATCGTAAAAAATATAGACCGCATAAAAAAAATGAACCCAGATTGGGTATATGTATTATATGATGACAATGATATAAAAAAATTTATTAAAGAAAATTATCCCCCATATATACTACGTATATATAATTTAATAAATCAAGAATATGGAGCTGCTAGGGCAGATTTCGCAAGATATCTCATAATGTATATCAAAGGTGGAGTATATTTAGATATTAAAAGCTATATGACAATACCCCTAACAAATATTATACGTTACGAAGACGAATATATTCTTTCGCATTGGGGAATATCTGGAGACTGGCATCAAAAATTATTAAATATGAAACATGGTGAATACCAACAATGGCATATTATATGTAGACCGAAACACCCCTTTTTGTTTGCAGTTATCAATAGCGTCATAAAAAATATTCTTAATTACAACATTTATGTTGATGGTACTGGCAAAAAGGGTGTATTAAAAGTTACAGGACCTATTGTATACACCCAAAGTATATACCGGTTATTATCTACTAACAAATACAGACTCGTGCATAATAATAAAGATATATTTCTCCATTATTCTTGTATCCGCGACCATCGTAGAATTTTTCATAAAAAACATTATTCCGAATTAAAATCACCAATTATTATGCATATTTCTGACAAAAAGAATTTCTTATATCATAGTGCTGAGGGAGACTAGAATAACCATTAGACGTATCCAACTTTGTGAATTTACCATTTACAAATACCGGATAACTATTCAAACTTCTTAAAAACAAATTTATACTCAAATCTTCGCAGTTTCCTTTGTACTTTATTAACCATGGTAATACTTTGGAATAAAAACAACTGTTTATAAACATACTAATAAAACTTTTACTTGTTATTGCAAGACCAGTAAGTATTGTATTATAATTTTTAGTGTTTGTATAATATCCTGTATTATCACATATTCTTTTATAGGGACCACAAATAGTCATAGGATTATTATGTATCTCGTATAACATACGTTTAATTAATGTATTAGAAGGTATAAGATCGTCATCTAGAAAGAGGATATACTCATTTTTACAACTAAAAATAGAATGCGCATAACGTCTGCCGGCCCCTATTTTCTCGTTGGCGTCAAAATCATCTAGAGTAACTATCTTAGAATTATTTATATCAACCCTATATTCAGGATGACCATTACTTATTATAATTTCTTCTATATATGGTATGTTTTCGAGATATTTTATCTGTTTATATATATTATGGGGTCTCATATAGTTCAGTATATGTACTGAACATTTAACATGCTTTGGTAAAGCTCTAAACTCCTGAGGTGTATATTTAAAGAAAATATACATTATTCCCATGATTATAAGTATGATACATAAATATAGATAGATCATTTATATTATATAAATATTTATATAATATGACTATAATATCACACCTCCTCCTAAATTAACCAGTTTACTGATAAGATCTGAAAACCCGCCTCCAGCTGGGCAGAATACAGATGCGCCGCACATATATATGAAGTCTTCGTCTGGATTTTTCCCAAATCTTGTATGTACTTGAAATCCAAGCAATTCAAAATATATTTTTAAACACTTTAGGTATATTAAACTTTTTTCCAGATTCTTTTTCCTATGAGAACCAGAAACTAGGGTAACTTTACGAAAACCACTATTTTTAACCTTTTTATAGTAATATAATAGAGGTTTCACGTAATTACCGCTTGTTTTTAAATGTTCGACAGAATTTTTTTGATAATCAGTCAAAAATTCTTTTATAGTGTGATTCGACAGTACATCACCACCTCTAATATGGACAACTATCTCATCACTCATGGGTAATTCGATCTCATGAGACCGAGACTTAACTATTTTCAGTAAAAGTTTCAAATTATTCACCTTATTTGTTCGTCGTATATATTCACTTGCGATCGAGTTTGGGAATTTACGGGTCTGAATCTTAATATCCTCTTCATTCCTATACTTTTTGGCTAAAACAGTATCTGCAAGACGGTATCCTTCCCAATTAGTATATAAATTTTCTTCAAAAGGTGCGTCTGTAGCAATTTCGATTATTCTATCAACATACTCAGTATAATCACCTTCATGAGAATATATTTTCAAAAAATTCTTATTATTTAGCGCTGAACCGTATTTTTCTCGTTCTTGAAAAAATAAAGGCAATACAGTTGAATAGGATATTATAATGCTTTCTTTCATCATTTTTCTGCACATAATATCTCCATTAGCCACCATAGGTATCGTATTATTTAAAATAGCACGGGCCCCTTTTTTAGATACAACATATGCATGGCGGCATAAAGGGAGGCTCTGTATAAGAAATTCATTCACCAATTTATTGTGATAACTATCGTAGCATCTCCCGAAATAAATTATATCCCAATTCTTCGGAACATTTTGCATAACTTTTTCCATATATTTTTTAACATATGTTATATCAACCGGAAAACCAATATCATCTTCAAAGATAAGACAATTTTCATCTTCTTTACGTTCCAAAAATTTTCTCATAACTTCAAGATGACTCAAATGGCATGCTATTCTTCCATGGTTGTGTTTTGAATAGTATCTAGATGAAACTATACCATTTTTAATCAATAAATCGTAGTCTAATGTATCCTGGTCTAGGGCATCAAAAATACTAGGTTTAAATTTCATCATCTGTGTAATGTATTTTATATGTGTAAGACGTTCTGGTAATGTTATAATATAAACACTGTCAAATATATCATATATCCAATCTTTCTTAAGTTTCTCGTAATTGGTAATTTGTTTCAGTTTAACTCGATCCTTATCCACCGCATTTTTCTTTTCTTTTTCAGTAGGAACAACTATATATTTTCTTAACATTTTCATGATAAATATACCTATTAAAATACCAATACCTGCCACTATACATAAAACTATGCAGTTTATTTTCATTTATTATATCTAACATAATTTTAGCATGATTAACATAATTATTCCATATCTATTCAACCACACTCCCTGAACATACATGCTTAACAAAGTCATGGTAAAACTCACTCTTTACGCCAGTCGCAGCATTTCTCACATCTGCATTAGTGTTAAAAAGCTTTGCAACTTGCTCAAACATCTCAGAATCCATATCCGGTGTATTCTGGGCGAACACTATCTCACTACTTTTAGCCTTTATACTATCAAAAAACATTGGGGCTAACCGCTTCATCTCTGGATCTGTAACCAAATCTCCATCCCTATTCTTGAACTTGATCTTTCTCCTAGAATAATCAACACATACCACCCTATCCTTAAGAGGATGTTCTAGAGCATATTCTGCATACCCAGATGCACCTTTCTGAATGTGCTCCAGGGTAAGTTGAGGTGTATGTTCTAGAAAATGCTCAGCAGTAATTGGTTGCATATTCTGCAAAAAATTGTTTATCTGTGTCTTATTATTAGTAACAGTAGATCTAGATACAGCCTTCAACGCAATATTTTCTAACTTGTCTTGAAGATTCTGTACTTGATCTTTAAGTTCAGAAATAATCCCCTCTAGCAAATCATTTTGGCTTGTTAATTCGGAGTTTTGCTGTCTGAGTGTATCTATTTCTGATGTGTATTTCTTCACATGTTCCTGCAGATATTTGATTTGCAAGCAGCTTTGAATATGTCTCTCAAAATTATATTTGGTTGTTGAGTATTTACCACACCCTTCACATCTTAATTTTTCATCAGATTTGACATTACGCAATTTAAGACAATATTTTGCAGTCTTAATGTGCTTATTTAAAACACTTTTACTCGAAAAGGAATTTTTACAGTATTTACATTTTGGCATTTTGTTATTAATTAGCTTGTCTTTAAGTTGATTCCTCAAAAGTGAGGAATTGAGGAATTTGGAGGAATCGCGAGGAATTATGAGGTATCATGAGAAATATTGAGGATTTTTTTAAGCTGTACAGCTTAAAAAAATTACTTTTGGGCCAACACACAAAAATTGTGTGTGTTGGTGGATTTATAAATATCCAAAACCCTATATTTTTTGTATCTTATCCTTTATAAATAAATGGAACGTAAAGATCAAATAATTATTGGAGTATTAATTTTTTTGGGAGTATTATTTATTAGTTTAGGGATTTATCTTTTTGTACACAGCGGGGGAAGTGATCCACCTTCACCACCTTCCCCACCTTCCCCACCTTCCCCTGGTAATACTCCCCAAGAAATATATGATCTGTTTAAAGATTATCCTGGATGTAAAGATTATAAAGGATGTGCTGATTATTATTACGATAACATGATTAAAGAGTATGGGGAAAATACTTTGAACGAAATTTTAGATGGTAAGAGACAGTCAGATGAGATTGCATATGGTCAAGCACGTATAGCTGCGAATGCTATTGATCAGTATTGTCAATTAAAAGAAAAGGTTGATCAAAAGAATCCTTTTTGTTGTGTATCTAATTCGTCAGCAGAAAATGTTCCATCAAAGAGCTGTCTATTCTGTCAAAAATTATATGATACACAGTGTGATATGTCTGAAGATATTTGTAAAGAATCATCTAGTTATGGGTGTCAATGGGCAAACGGTGCATGTTCATATGATGGTAGTCTTGGAGAAATGGTATATAGTTCAGACTGTGGAAACAGTTCAACATGTATTACGAAATCTCCGGAACCAACTACTTATGACTGGGACTGCGCTAGTGATCCTTGTTATAACGATTCATTGGTTGCACATTCTTGTGATGTTTATGGGCAAAGACAGTCAGAAAAATGTGTAATAATCCCGAGAGATGGTGGGGATGGAAATAAGGTAGTAACCTATTGCAGTACTCGGGCAAACGCTCAAGTTGCGTATTCGAAGCCTCTCGATCCGAAATGTAAACCGTACGCGTGGTGAATAATTTTAATAGATATATTATTACTTGCAAGTTTAATTGCTCTCGAAATTAGATCTAATCATTTCCTACATAAAAAGTCTAAATAATCTAAAACTACATCAACTTCAATAAATGAGCTGTTGCGATGATAGACGTGAATCCCAATGTCTCTATGGGTGTCAAACGATTATTACTACTACTGGTGGTGGTTATGTTGGGTACGCTTCTTGGCCAAATTTAGTACAAGATTTTACACCAAATGAACAAATAACTCTAATTGTAATAGGTCTTGTTTTACTTCCAGTTATTATTTATGCGCAGTGTAGATTATGTGAAGGAGGTATTAACGTACAAAAAGCCGCTCTACATACTATAGCGGCTTTTTTACAGTTTTTTGCTATGTTTTTAGTAGTTTCTTGTATGGTGAATATGCATGAATAGTTAGGAATAGTTAGGATTAATCTCAGGTATAATAAATTAATCATATCTTGAATATGATTAATTTAAGGACAGTATTTAATTAATAAAAGAAAGCAATGAAATCTAAATTACACGAAAATACTGACAACAATTCTAATCATAAGAGATCAAAGTCAGTTGATTTACAAACCCTTCAAGAAGCACTAGACAATGTGTCTCCCCGCATTCCCATCACTCCCAGTAAAATACATAAATCCCCACGTAAAAGAAAGCATAGATCTAAATCCCCCATGAAAGGAGTAGGCGAAGCTAGTGTATCTATTGATATGTTAGCTGAAGGGTTGGTGAGTGTTAGGAATGCCGAGAACAAAATAGAGGCTCAAAATCAAGAAATGGAATTTGAACAAGAGAATTTTTGGAGGACTTGTTGTGGATCTATTATTGATAAAAGAGTGATGACATATTCTGTTCAAGTCATGGTAAGTATGACTACAATGGCATTTTGTATGATAAAGATATTGAGTTCGGAAGAACAGGATTGTACTGGAGAGGACACAACAGTATGGGTTTCTTTGCTGAGCGCAATTGTTGGTGCTTATATACCAACAACCTCAATAATAGAGTCTAAAAAATAATTACCTCAGTGATAATAAATGAAAGCAGTTTATATAATCAGTGTTCTTATTCTTGTTGTACTTATTGTATACGAGTGTTGTAGATGGAAAGGCGATGACGAATGGTCTCAAATAGCTAAACATGTTCTTAATAGAATTGATCATAATAAAAAATATAAATTATATACAGACCTCGATGGTTATAGATTGGGAGATATGACAAATTATGCTGCTGCTGTTCGCATGGCTCCTAGAGGTGAACAATATCACTACAAAAAATTCCCTGATTCGTTGGCAAGTCAATATATGCGATTGACAAAGAAACCTTATCAATACGATATAATGCGCGGTCTAATTCAAAAATATATTCGAAAAAATAATATTAAGATAGATAAGGACTCTATAGTTATACATCTAAGAATTGGTGATGTTATAAACAAGAGTGCTTCTGTACATGAAATATTGAGCCACCAAGTAAGAACAAAATTATCGATGACTTTGATTCCTTTTAGAGTTACAGCTCCATTTAACTACGTACCTCCACTAAAAAAAATCATTGGCATGATACCAAAGTCGGGTATCAAAAACATAATATTGATGGGAGGGAGCCTTTATGATATAGACACGACTAAGAGTAGCCACTATATATCTGCTATAAAATTATTCCTGGAAGATAAGGGATACAATGTTAAACTGAGATTAGGGGGTGACCCAGATGAAGATTTTGTATACGCATGTATGTCTCCCCATTTTGTATCACCTTCTGGTGGCAGATACGCTTCATTGATAACCAAGATTAGAGATTTAGGGAACTAATCTGCATCTGCTACACATTTACGCAAATTATTACACTTTAATCCTTCATCACAAGTTCCACATTCACCGCCACAACCATCATCACCACATTCGTAATTGTAATTAACGCCTAATATTTTACTTTTGCAAACTGGGGTACATACACATTCTCCATTTACACATTTCGAATTACCTTCGCATTTTGGACTACACTCAGCAACTGGGGTAACTGTACATGAATTAGTCGCTTTTGAACAGTCAATTGCATTACCTGGATATCCAGTTATGTGTAAGTTGATCTTACCAGCAAGTATAGCTGTTAATTTCATACCATCATTAGGAACTAATTGAGTGGTTGTATCTAATTCGATACCCAGACCTTTCAGGTCTTCTACAAGTCCTTGACATGCAGTATCGTCGAAAGAAACTGTACAGTTTTCTTTATTGTAGGTGTATGGGATATTTTCATATAATTTTGTATCTCCAGTAGGAACATATCCTTCTTCTGGTTTAGTTGGATCCTTCAGATTAAATTCTTGAAAGCATATATTAAATGTTCCTTCTTTTTTGGATGTTGCTTTTCCGGTAACAGAACCAGAAAGTCTGTCAGGAAGTTCTACACCATATGCAACTTTAACAGCAAATTTCATCCAGTCTGCTACGTCAAAATTAATGACATAAGTTTTTGTTGGGTCGAATTCGTTCACGTTAGAACAGTCGGTTGGTAAATTTTTGATGATATATTCAAGTCTCCATATAATATATAATAGAGCTGCAGCTAAGAGAAGAAATCCTAATACAGCGAAAAAAGACATTTATATATTAGGTAATATTATATTATATTATATTATATTATTTCGTATAATATTACCTAATATAAATGAAAAATATCATTATTGTCCTTGTTATTGTCATTATTCTTATTGTTATGGTATTAATATGCCATAACAATACACAACAATGGAAAGGAAATGATGAATGGTCACGAATGGCAAAACGTGTTCTTGATAGAATAGATCGTAATAAAAAATATAAATTATATACAAATTCAAGAGGATATAGATTGGGAGATATGACGAATTGTGTCGTTGCTCGCATGGCTCCTAGAGGTGAACAATATCACTACAAAAAATTCCCTGATTCGTTGGCGAGCCAATATATGAGATTGTCAAAGAAACCTTATTGTTATGATATAATGGCTATGTTAGTTAAAAAATATACCCAAAAAAATAATATTAGAATAGATAAAAATTCTGTAGTTATACATCTAAGGATTGGTGATGTCATAAATAAAGCTCCCTCTGTACACGAGATACTGAGTCACCAAGTCAGAACAAGACGAAGCATTTCTTTTTTCCCCTTCAGAGTTACAGCACCATTTAACTATGTTCCTCCATTAAAAAAAATAGCAAAAATAATACCACGGTCAGATATTAAAAATATAACGTTGATGGCTGGAAGTCATTTCGATATAGACATGACTAAGAGTAGCCACTATATATCTGCTGTAAAATTATTCCTGGAAGATAAGGGATACAATGTTAAACTGAGATTAGGAGGTGATCCAGATGAAGATTTTGTATATGCATGTATGTCTCCCCATTTTGTATCACCTTCTGACGGTAAATATGCTTTATTAATCACTAAAGTCAGGGAACATATGCGACAATATTGAGAACAAATTTATTTATATTTGTTCTCTAATGATTTTCTTATTGTTATTCCCAATCCAAGACCTATCAAATTATAGGCAATATCTGAGTAATCATGACAATCAACTTCTTCAAATGCTTCGAGCATTTCCCACCAAAACCCTGCAATAATCCATAAAAATAATATATCAGGTGCCAAAAATCCTCCTATCATATACATTAAAGTATGAGACCAGTTGAATAGTGTTGTAAGAATACACGGATCGACCTTCTCACCAAAGGAATATCCTTTTCCTCGTAAACATCTAAAATCACATCCAGGAATCCGGATGTCTAAGATCGAGTTAGGAGGTACCGTTTCCGTACAATTATTATCTAGTATATGACGCAATACTAAATTATTTGTAGCAAATGATATCGTTCCAATAACAACGAACGCAATCATCTGTTGATTAAATGTATGTGGAAGATATTTAATTCCAACTGTTGACACTTTTGGGGAATATATCCAAAATAATAAAACAATTATCACTAGTATGATAATCCAATAATATAATTTCTTGTGTGAATTCATTTGTATATGGGAAATATTTAAATTATATGATTATGTTTTGAGACGGTCTCATATAATAAAATCCAATAGATCAGCTTGTGTTTACTTTGCATTTATATATTGCAATACTATAATATTTAGGTGAGTAATTTATCAAAATACTCTGAAAAACTTCCTCTTAATTTAAGCTTAGTTAAAATATGATACATACCGAAAGGTATCTTATTAAAGTATACCATATTCTGTGGCAATGTCCATTGATTCATAAGTACAGTATTCTTCTCATCTGCCATTTTGAGCCAACTTTCTGTGAATTCAAACTCGTCTAATGTCCATGGGGAATATTGAAGACAGAAATATTCGTACATGTATTCCTTAGATTCTTCCGATACCTTATCTCCGATTATACCCATCCTCTCTACTATTGCATAAAAAGCTTCGACGTTCCCAGATTTGACACTACGATGTAGTTCTTTTATATTCTGGAGCAAATCAGGATCAACAATATGGATGCATCCATAATCTAGAACACACAAAGTATTATCATCCTTAACCAAAATATTCCCGTAGTGTGCATCCGAATACAGTATTCCGTGTTTATATAACGATTCAAATACGAATTGAACTATACATTTACCCAAATTATTTTTTTCGAGTTGGGTGGAATTAGCAATAAATTCTGATAGACTCCTCCCTTTTATAAAATTCATCGCCAAAACTTTATCTGTAGATAGTTCTGGTATTATCTCAGGAATTTCGACATAATCACAGTCTCTATACAGATCGGATATGAGTTGTTGATTGCGTGCCTCTTTTTTATAGTCTAGTTCTTCGTACATAGAAGTTTTTATGTCCGTCATGGCGTGTTTCATATCTACAAAATAATATACATAGGATGTAATGGTATCCAACATATCTAGGTCAGCTTGGGTTTGTTCCATCAATCCAACATATTGGACCTTTAAAATAATAGGAACTCCCCTGTATACGGCTTTGTAGACTTGCCCTACACTTCCACTCTTGTATACATTGAAAGTTGAGACTTGTAGATCGTATGACGATTCTTCGATATACTTTTTAAAGTATTTTGTTGTTTCTTCCTGAGAAAAAGGTTTGCATTCGGAAAATACCGTGTTGTTCTGATCGTCTAGTGATAGTATTTGTGATAATTTGCTCAGTACTCCCCCGTAATCTCTCAACGTGTTAGATAAACACTGCAATTTCGTAACTTTGTTCTCGAAAGTATCATTATTTCCGTTAGGTTGGGTACCAGTCATCAAATAATTGTACAAAAATGATACACATATTGATCCAGATCTTAACATTTATTTAATTGAAAATAATTTTTATATAGACTTTATTTCGATATAAAAATTATAAATTTAATATAAATTATCGAGATCTGCGCCTGCGAGATCGACCCAATTTACAGTATCTTTTTCTTCCACTAGGGAGTTTGACGGGCCTCTTTAATACCCCATTCTTACATTTACGTTTCCTTCGAGACTTCCTTCGAGACTTCCTTCGAGACTTTCTTCGAGACTT